TTTCCTTTAGAACATCTCAGTCCACACCCCGATGTTGCTGCGTCAGGAAGCTATCCGACGCTTGCAACTTCTGGGCATATGCCTGTCGCTCTTGTTTAACCTGCTCTAAATGACCACGTTCAGCTTCAATCGCCTTACGTTGTTCAGCTAGAGCCTGAGACTTTTTAGTGTAGTCCGTGCCTTGTTGATAACCTTTAATGAGTTCATCAAGTTCTACCTCAACTTCCTCACCAGATGCTTTGACTTTATATCTCTGCCTTGGTTCTTCTTCATACTCAACTTCATCAGACGCTTCAAGTTCTTCAAGTTGTTCTTCAGTTTGGCCTTGTTCGGCTTCGTCAGAATCACCCATTAAACTTTCAAACGCTGTTGCGGCTTGGTTTACATTTAGGCTTTCACTCCCTTGTGGGTTGGTGTTTTCCATTTGTCATCTCAATAATCGCCAGAAACCTTCTGGACGGAGGGTAGCTTTTAGGCTACAGAATTTTCCACTTCTTCTCTCTAATCACAGTCTCCGAGGCTAAGCCTTCTAGGTGTCCTGTAATCAGTTCAATAGACTTAATGTGCCTGTAAGCGTCTTCACGCCTATCAGATTCTTCTGCACTTGTGTTAATTATCACACTAATCTGCTGTTTTTTCAAGTTATCTATGACTTCTTTAAAAAAGTCATCATTTAACAGGTTTTTAGCCCATTGTGCGAGCAGGTGCTTGTCCATACTGATTTTGTATTCCAGAAATAATGTCGTTGATACTCAAGCCACTTGCTGATGGCATACCTTGCTTGCTACCCAAGATGCTCATCAAGTCGTTGTAACTCATGTTTGATGACTGTGAATACTGTACTGGCTCTGGTACTTTGCCATAGTTGGGGTCTAGGAACTTCTCCCATTGAGTACCAATAAGTAAGTTTCTGTCACCAAAGTTAATGGGAGACAAAGGTGTAAATGGTGCAACAGTAGGTGCTTTAGGTGTTAAAAAAGTCTCAGGAATAGGAACAATGTCAAAGCCTGTTGGTGTTCCAGAACCAGACAAAGCACTACCTGCACCAAGCAAACCAGCAGCAGCCAAAGCCAATTGAGCAACCCTTAAAGGGTCTGTCTCTTTAGTTTTATCAGCCGTTGTTGTAGTTGTTGAGGTTACTGGTATAGTTGCTAATGTAGATGGAATAGTTGTAATTGCTGCTAAAGTATCACTAATTGTTGTTTTTGGTGTTGTTGCACCTTTAATGACCAATTCTGGTGTTGTTGCAGTTGGTGTTCCAGCTATATTACTATTTACCGCAGCAATAGCGTTAATTACATCTTGTTGTGTTGTTGGTATTGTTGGTGCTTTACCAGTTACAGTCAATGTTGGAGTCGTAGCAAACACATTTCCTACATTAACTGGTGTTTGAACTTTCGGTGCAGTAACAACTAGATTTTCAGTAGCACTAGGAATTGTCCCATCTGTAACTGGTGTGCTTACTGCAACTGGTGTAGAAGTTCCGTTAATTAAATTTTGTAATGCTTGTTGTGCTTCTGGATTGTCAACAAGATTAGTAACAATATCCTGATAATTAGTTCCATATTTAGGAATTAAACCACCTGCTGTATCTGCGGCAGCAACAGAGTCATAAGTTGCTTGGTTTATTAAATCACCTAATTGATTTCCACCATATACCAAACCACCACCAATTAAACCTGCTTTAAGTGCATCACCAAGGCTTTCTCCACCACCTAACTTAGTTCCAGTTGTTAGCAAACCTTGACCTACTGCTTGACCAGCCGCACCACTCAGACCTAGTGCTTCACCAATACCTGCTGGCAATCCACCCATAGTCGCAGCAGTTAAAACAAAGTTCATAAAATCTTTGTTTGCGTTTACTTCTTGTTGTTGCGTTGTTTGTATGTAATCACCAGTTGGACTATAGTAATTTACATTTCCACCGACTTTATTTTCATCAGCTTTGTATGTAACAACATTTTCTAATGGGCCTTGTTGGGCATCCATACCAGAACCAATTTGTTGAAAAATAGGTTGGTAATATGTCCCATTGATTAGAACTGGTTGATTACTATTAGCCTCAAATACACCTGATTTAATTAACTCTTGTACTGTTGGATTTGTAGCCATAGTCTGTCCAGTTTGTGCTATCTGTGTAATCTGTGCAGGTGTAGTCGCAACTACGTTTGATGTTTGTACTTGAGCAATAGCCTCTGGTGTACTAGACGGAACTTCATTCTTAAACTGAGACAAAGAGTCAATAACCGATTGGTTATAAATGGATGTTCCTTCAGCGTTTGTATGCAAGGCATCCACTAACAATGCTTTGTTTTGCAGAATCTCACCCTGCGTACCCACCAAAGCAACATTCTTGTTTTCTTTAGCAATCTCGGTAAATATAGGGTCAACTTTAGGGTCAAAGTTGTTTGTAACCACATCATTGATAGACGCAGCATAAGGAGAACCAGTAAGGACAACATCAACACCTTGGTCAGCCAAAGTCTTAACAATCTGGTTTATGTTGTCTTTGATAGTTTCTTTATCAACGCCTTGTAGGAAATCGACACCGCCTGTTTGTAGGAAAACAGTTGCGTTAGGGTCAAACTGACCACCACCCGCTAGGTATGTATTTAGTTGGTTAAGAGTGTCAGCAGTCGTTGCACCGCCTACAGCGTAGTTAGATGTTTCTTGACCTGTAGCTTCTGTTAATTGACCAGCAAGGGTAGGATTTAAACTATTCCAACTTGCACCTGCCAAGATGTTGCCACTAAGCAAACCACCAGAAGTTCCACCAGTTGCGTTAGCTACGTCTTCACCAGAGATTCCATACTGAGCCATTGCCGCTTGAGTAGTTGCGGCATCTGGACTAGAAGCTAGAAAATCACGGATGGTTGCGTAAAGGCTATCAGCAGAACCGCCATTATTTAACTGCCAAGCTAGTGCATCAGATACAGCCATGATTAACCTCTGATTTCTAAGTTAGATGAAATGCCAGCACCAAGTTTCATTGCTTTTAATTGGGCTTCAGCTTCAAACTCTTGTTGCTTTAGAGTAAAATAAGCCTGTTGTTTCTCACGCTCTAACTGCAACTTAGCAGCTTCTTTCTCACGCATCATCTGCATTTCAAGACTAGCCTTCTGTTGAGCCATCTGCATATCAATCTGCTGTTGCTGTTGTTGCAACTGCATATCAGCTTGTGCTTTAGCTTGTGCAGCTTGTATCTCAGCTTGAGTTCTAGCCATCAATGCTTGCACCTCTGGGGGCATCTGCTGTTGCTGTGGAGGAGGATTGCTCAACGCTTGGTCTTGCTCTGGCGTAATCGCTTTGTAGAACTCAGCACTATCTTTAAAGCCAGCAATCTCTACCATGCGTCCCAATGTTCCACGATACTGAGCAGGTGAAACGTAAGGATTAGCAGGGCCATACTGACCAATCAACTGCTCTTGTTTAGCAAGAACCATAGATAGCATAGCCATCTGTTCCTGACGATTCCCTGCGCCTAGACCTACATTGATAGACACATCGTATTGGTTAGCCCATGTACGAGGGTCAAACTCTACAAACTCACCTCTCATACGCACCAAACGAGGCTTGTCTTGGTACTTACAGAGCAGATGAAGGATACCCTTAAACAAAGACTTAACGCCTGTCTCAGCAAAGATTCGAGCCATCAGTTCAATCTTACCTGCGCCAGCTTGTTGCATTGAGGCTACTGCTGCTGCCGTAACATTCTGCAAGATAGAGGGGTCTAAACCCTGTGAGGCATCACTAACACCAGTACGCTTAGACTGAACTGTATCCAGATACTGAAGCATTGGAAAAGCCTGAGAAGCTACGTTCTGAACTACAAGTTGTTGAACAGCGTTAGGAGACTTAGCACGAATAACACCACCAGCAGTAGATGTAAGCAAGTCGTCAAGGTTTACTTGTCCTTCTACGGCTACTACACGAGCATTGTTTGTCAGATATAAGTTATCCAACATCTGACGAGTGATAGTCGTTTTAATTAACTGAATGTCTGTCGTTCTGTCAGCTAATGAGTTCCCAAAGAACTTGTGCGGGATTGGAATAGGACAAATTGAGTGGAAAGGAACATAGTCCACTTCCTCAACCATCTCCTTACCCTTCTCATCCTCTAGGATTTCATTAGAAGCGTAGAACACTTGAACCAATGAAGCAATGCCTTTTCCTTCTATATCAGTTTTGACATAGCACTCAAAGACTTCAATCTCTTGCATTGAAAGGTCATCAGTCTGAATTTGGTAGGGTTGCTCACCAGCAGGGTAACGAGCCACACGCTCTGGCGTATAAGCTAAAGCATCACCTATCTGTAAACCATCCACTTGCTCTTTGTTAAAACCCATAGCTATCAATGTGCTACGAGTCAACATCTGCCTGTGGGCTACGAAAGGTGAATCAGCAATAGTTCTAGCTTTCTTGCTAATCAAGAATTCCTCTGGGGGTACGTTCTCAATAACTACTTTGCCTGATTTCTTCTTCTTCTGGACAACTACGTTATGAGTAGAACCCATAACTGGTGCGCCCATTGGGTCTATAACTGGCTGACCATTAGGGTCAAAGATAGGAAACTCTGTCGTATCTTGCTCGACAATATCCATACTCTCATCGCTCATCAGCATTGCTAACTCATCATTAGATAAGTCAAAGTAACGCTCTTTGGTAATGTCTTCTTTATCTTGCCAGTATGCTTTTAGGATGCCGTTCTTCTGAAGCAAAGCGTCCTTAAACCAATCATGGAGAATTGCTACGCCTTCGTTATCACGGCTAAATACCCAATTACAGTAGTCAGTAGCTTGCTTGGCAGAGGCTTCATCCCTTGGGCCTTGTGGCTCAAAGACTACAATATTGTCTGAGCCTGTGAAAATGCGAACAAGTGAAGGCAAAGCACCATCAATGGCTTCTGCAACTTCACCTGTAACGATTGAAGACTTACCCTCTACTTCATTTCCATAAGGGCTACGGAGATATGCTTCTAAGGCTTGTCTGCGCTGCTCTACTGTCTCGCTTTCAATAAAGCCAATAGAATCATCAATCTCAGCTTGCAGTATCGACTTCAAGTCGTTCGTTTCCATGTGCATCCTTTGGAGGGCGACCAAGTTTCGGTCTTGGTGAGGATTGTAACTCTTTTACCATATTTTCGAGCATTTC